TTGCCTCAGTGTATCCTACTATTACTTCTGGTAAAAGCACGAAAGTCATAATCATTTCAACGCCAAATGGCATGAACCACTTCTATAAGATGTGGGAAGATGCTAGGAGAGGTAAGAATGATTATGTTACTAATGAAGTCCACTGGTCGCAGGTCCCAGGAAGGGATGCTAAGTGGAAAGAAGAAACAATCAAGAACACATCGCCACGTCAGTTCGCACAGGAGTTTGAGTGCGACTTCCTAGGATCTGCTGATACACTTATCAGTCCATCCAAATTACAAAACATCCCATTCCACGATCCCATAGCAAGCAATGCAGGACTTGACGTGTATGAGAGAGTGCAAAAGGATCACGAATACATTGTTACTGTTGACGTTGCCAGAGGTATCGGTGGTGACTACAGTGCTTTCATCGTGTTTGATATCACCACGATGCCGTATAAGATCGTTGCGAAGTACAGAAATAATGAGATTAAACCTGTACTGTTTCCCTCAGTAATTTTTCAAGTCTGCAAAGAATATAATAACCCTTACGTTTTGGTAGAAGTCAATGATATTGGAGATAGTATTGCTGCAACTCTCAATTACGATCTTGAGTATCCTAACGTCCTTATGTGTGCTATGCGAGGCAGAGCGGGTCAGATCGTCGGACAAGGATTCTCAGGAAACAAAACACAACTAGGTGTGAAGATGAGCGTGACCGTCAAGAAGATTGGTTGTGCCAACCTCAAAGCAATTATTGAAGAAGATAAGTTAATCTTCAACGATTTTAATATCTTCCAAGAGCTTACCACATTTGTGCAGAAGAAGCAAGCATGGGAAGCAGATGAAGGATACCATGATGACCTTGTGATGTGTATGGTTCTCTTTGCATGGTTAGTCATGCAGGAATACTTCAAGGAGATGACTGACCAGGATATCAGAAGGAGGATCTATGAGGAACAGAGAAATCAGATTGAGCAAGACATGGCTCCTTTTGGGTTTATTGATGATGGTATGGGTGACGATACCTTCGTGGACGCAGACGGCACCGTTTGGGAGTATGGAACGACACAAGAAGAAGTATCTTACATGTGGAACTACTGATGGATTTAGGAGATCAATTTTCACTAGACCATCTGATCTTTACCGAAAGGAAATGTAGATCATGCAAAAAAACAAAAGATCTACTGACAGATTTTTATAGAACCAGAAAAAATAGAACTTCTGTGTCAGCGTATTCATACGAATGTAAGCAATGCACGAAAAAACGAATACTCAATGCTAGAAAAACGGACAGTAAGAGGTGGGAGTATCCCGATTGGTAATCTGTTCATGCATTGTTTCCCCACTTGAAGCGTAGGAAAATCTAAATAGATTTAGATAAATTTGGAATTTTCTAAAGGAGTTTAAACATGGCAAGTCAAGTCTCGCCTGGTGTTGTTCTCAGGGAACGCGACCTAACTAATGCTGTCATCGTAGGAGATTCTGCTCTTACCGCTGCATTCGCTTCGTCCTTCCAAAAGGGACCCATCGGTGAAATCGTTTCAATCAGCAGCGAGAAGCAACTCGTTAGCATTTTCGGTACGCCAAAAGAAGAGAATGCTGAAGACTGGATGGTAGCATCAGAATTTCTAGGATATGGCGGACAACTAGCTGTTGTACGTGCAGAAACTGGAGCACTCAATGCTGCATCTGGTGGTTCTGGCGTTCTAATCAAAAATGATCTAGAGTGGGAAGCAGGTGTTGGTGCAGCAAACGTTTTTGCAGCAAGAACAGCAGGATCCTGGGGTAACTCACTCAAGGTTGTTGCAGTTGACCGTGGTGCTGATCAGATTCTAACTCTAGCATCTGCTCCAGCAACAACCGCACTCAACACCGCATTCGCAACTGTAAGTGGTAAAGCAGGAAGAATTTATTCCTGGGATGCTGCTACCAACGAACTCGCTGTTATCCTAGACAACCCAACATCACTAATCACAACCGCAGACATCTTTGATGAGCCTGGTGATGGTGTTGTATCAGCAGTCACTGCTGGTGCATATGCTGGTGTTGGTACACAGAATGGTGTTCACACAGTAGATCCTACTGGTGGTTCAGGAACAGGTCTAAGAGTTGATGTTTCTATTGATGCTAATGGTGCTGTAACAGGCGTTGCAATCACACAAGGTGGTGTTGGATACGTTCAAGGAGACACCGTTACTTGCCCAGCAGCAGACCTAGGAACAGGTGCTACTGCGGATTTAACACTCACAATCAACACTGTAAGCAATGACAACATTGCAATCAGCAACGTTAAGGATTGGTACACCAATACAACCATTGGTTCAACTGGTCTCAAACTAGCAACAATCGGTCCTCGCCCTGGTACTTCAGAGTATGCTTCCTCAAGAGGTCTTTCATACGACGAACTTCACGTTGCTGTCATTGACACAACTGGAGATGTTTCAGGTGCTGCTAATACCGTTCTTGAGAGATTTACATATCTTTCAAAACTAAGTGACGGTAAAGGAGCAGAAGGACAATCTGTATATTACAAGACTGTACTCAACGAAGAGTCACAATATATTTTCCACGGTGCTGCACTAGCAAACACCATTGAACCAGTTTCTGCTGGTAACGGTAAAGCAATTGGTGTTGCATCATCAACTCTAGCATCTGGCGATAAGTTCCTTCTTGTTGCTAACAACGAGACCGATCTTGCTGATGGTGCTGATGACTATGCTTACACTCCTGGTGAAGTAAACGCAGCATATGATCTTTTCCTTGACACCGAAGAGACCGAAGTTGACTTCGTTCTAATGGGTGGATCAATGGGTGCTGAGAACGACACACTTTCAAAAGCACAGAAAGTTGTTGCTATCGCTGCTGGCAGAAAAGATTGTATCGCATTTGTTTCTCCTCACAGAGGTAATCAAATCGGAACTGGTGGTGCTGCACTATCAGCAACCGAGCAGAGAACAAATACTCTAAACTTCTTTAACTCTATCACATCAACTTCATTCGCAGTTCTTGATAGTGGTTACAAGTACATGTATGATCGCTTCAACGATAAGTATCGTTACATCCCATGTAATGGTGATGTTGCTGGTCTATGTGTTAACACTTCAACAACTATTGCTGATTGGATTTCACCCGCTGGTCTAAACCGTGGTGGTGTTCGCAACGTTATTAAACTTGCTTACAACCCCAACAAAGCAGACCGCGACGAGCTCTATCAAAATAGAATCAACCCAATCGTAACCTTCCCAGGTAGCGGTGCTGTTCTATTCGGTGACAAGACTGCTCTCGCAGCACCTTCTGCGTTTGACAGAATCAATGTTCGCCGTCTCTTCCTCAACATTGAGAAGAGAGTTGAGCAACTCGCTAAGGGAGTTCTCTTTGAGATCAACGACGAGACAACTCGTTCTGGATTCCTCTCAACAATTAACTCCTACCTCAACGAAATTCTAGCACTACAAGGTGTCACTGACTTTCTCGTAGTTTGTGATACATCAAATAACACTCCTGATGTTATTGATCGCAATGAATTCGTTGCTGAACTATTCATCAAACCTGCTCGCTCCATCAACTACGTAACGGTAACCTTTACTGCTACCAGAACTGGAGTTTCGTTCAGCGAAGTCGTTGGACGCTGATTTTTCCGTTAAATAACAAAGAAGGAGTAATTAAAACCAATGGCAATCACTAGTAACGTTTCATCTTTCCTAAATCAGGTGAAGCAGGGTGTAAGACCCAACATGTTCCAAGTGGACATTAGCTTCCCCGACGCGGTATCTGGAGACACAGAACTCACGGGTTTAATGTGTAAGTCTGCAGCACTTCCAGCTTCAAACGTTGGAGTTATTGAAGTTCCTTTCCGTGGCAGAACTGTAAAGATCGCTGGGGACAGAACCTTTGATAACTGGACTGCAACCTTCATCAACGATAAGGACATGAAGGTCCGCTCTCGCTTTGAAGAGTGGCTCAAAGTTCTCAACACCCATCAGGCAAACACGACTGATGAAGTTGATCCTACAGCATATTCTGCTAGCGTCATCGTTAAGCAACTTGAGAAGGATTCATCTGCAGGTGGTAC